AGAAAGAAAGTTTTAACATTACTGGATAGGATCCAGGAGGTCCTATCCGTGCAACAGACACCGTTATTATAATAGCATTTTTGCTATTTGTCAAGGCCTAAATTAGGCAATATTGAAAGAAGGTATATTATGGCAAAAAGAGAAAAACACTATGTCAACAACGCTGATTTCTTAGCAGCTTTGATTGAATATAAAAAAGATTGTGAATCTGCTGATAAAAAAGGCAAACCACAACCTCAAATCCCAAACTATGTGGGTGAATGCTTTCTTAAAATCGCAGATCACCTATCACGCAAACCAAACTTTGTATCATATTCATTTAGAGATGAGATGATTGCTGATGGTATTGAAAACTGTATGATGTATTTTCGCAATTTCAATCCTGAGAAATCTAAAAATCCATTTGCTTATTTTACACAAATCATTTATTATGCTTTCTTAAGAAGAATTACACGAGAAAAAAAACAACTGTATGTAAAATATAAAGCTACAGAACAGATTGGCATACTTGATGAGTTTGAAATATTTGAAGATGAGAATGGAAACTCCAGACAATTTGAATTGTATGATAACATATCACAATTTATCCAGGACTTCGAAGAAGCTAAACAAAAAAAGAAAGATTCCAAAACAAAAGGCCTTGATAAATTTATAGAAGATTAATGTTAAAATTGCCTCTTATATCTTTGTTGTGTGTTATACTTTCTTCGTGTGGTGGTATATTATTAAAAGATTGTGAATATAAAACCCATGAAGATAAGTGTGAAACTATTCCTGTTTATGAAAGGACTTTTTAATGTTAGAAGATAAAATAATAGCTTTAAGAAATAGACATCGACAACTTGATGAACAGATACAAAAAGAGTATTCAGTTTACCTTGATGACCGATCATTAACAAAGATGAAGCAAGAAAAACTTCACATTAAAGACCAAATCGAAAAATTAACAAAACAAATATAATATGAAATTATGTATACTTGGTGACACGCATTTTGGTATGCGTGGTGATTCTGTTATCTTTCATAAACACTATGAAAAGTTTTATGATGAGATATTTTTTCCATATCTAAAAGAAAATAACATCGATACCATTTTTCAAATGGGAGATTTATTTGACCGCCGTAAATTTATAAATTTCAATACACTTCATTTATGTCGCAAATACTTTTTTGATAAACTAAAAGAAAACAATATTACATTCTATTCTATATTAGGTAACCATGACATTAGTTATCGTAATACATTAGAGGTCAATTCATCAAAACTTTTATTAAATGAGTATGATAATATTACCATTTATGATGAATTTATTACAAAAGAGTTTGATGGTGTTCCAATTGATATTGTTCCATGGCTTTGTAAAGAAAACGAAGAACAAATTATGGAACAAATTAAAGAAAGTAAATCACAAATTTGTTTTGGTCATTTTGAGATTAAAGGTTTTGAGATGGACAAAGGCAATGTTTCACAAACAGGTATTGACAAAAGACCTTTAACCAAGTATGATATCGTATTGACTGGACATTTTCATCACAAGTCAAATGATGGACATATATTTTATGTTGGTACACCAGGTCAAATGACATGGGCTGATTGGAATGATCCAAGAGGGTTTCATATATTCGACACATCAACTAGAGAATTAGAATTTATAAAAAACCCATTTGAAATATTTCATAAAATAAATTATGATGACAATGATTTATCATTAAATGATATTCAAGGTATGGACTTTGACAAATATAAAGACAACTATGTTAAAGTGGTTGTTCTACATAAACAGAATCCATATTTGTTTGATCACTTAACAGATAACTTATATAAAGTTGGTGCAGCTGATATATCGATAGTTGAAGATTTTTCTGAAAACAGTTTAGAATCAGATGAAGAGATTATCAATCAAGCAGAAGATACAATGACCATTTTATCAAAATATATTGATGGTCTAACACTTGATGTTGATAACGAAAAACTAAAAGATATTATGCGTGAATTATATACTGAAGCATTACATACGGAAGAAACTGATTGATATTATTTAGAAAAGTCAAATGGAAAAACTTACTTTCCACTGGCAATTATTTTAATGAAGTTGATTTAAGCAAGAACATTAATACTCTAATAGTGGGTGTTAATGGTTCAGGCAAATCAACAATGCTTGATGCTCTTTGTTTTGGTTTATTTGGCAAACCTTTTAGAGATATTCCTAAAGCTAATCTAACCAATTCAATCAACGGTAAAAATTGTGTGGTTGAAATTGAGTTTGATACAAACAATAAATCATACAAAGTTATTCGAGGTATCAAACCAAATACATTTGAAATATATGTAGATGGTGAAATGATGAATCAAGAAGCAACAGTAAGAGACTATCAAGAGCAACTTGAAAAGTTTATTTTACGAATGAACTATAAATCTTTTACACAGATTGTTGTTTTAGGTTCAGCTTCATTTACACCATTCATGCAGTTGTCAAGTAGAGATAGACGAGCAATCATTGAAGATCTATTAGACATACAAATATTTTCAACAATGAACAAACTGGTCAAAGAAGAGTTATCAACAAACAAAGAATTGACCGGTCAAAAGAAACATGAATTACAATTAGCTCAACAACAATTCACTTTCGAAGAAAAACGAGTTAATGAATTAAAACAGGACAACAACGATAAAATAACAAAACATGAACAAGATATCACTAATAACGAAATTAATATTCGAAAGCTCCATGATGAAATACAAAGCATTGGATCCAGAGTATCAGAAATTCAGGAAGATATTGGGAACAGAATTGAAACCGAGAAAAAGGTCAAAAGATTCCACCAATTAGAAGCACAAATTGAAACGAACTTATCAAAGTATAAAAAAGATATTGATTTCTTTCAGCATAATGATAGTTGTCCAACTTGCCGACAACACATAGAACCAACATTTAAAGATGGTGAAGTTACAGTATTAAAAGAAAAAGTTAATGAATGTAGTCATGGTCTAACTGAACTTGAACAAAAAGTATTAGAAGAACAAGCTAAATTAAATGCTATTGCAGAAAAACAAAAAGAAGTTCAAGAGCTACAAATTAAGATTGCTACTAACAACACATCAATTACAGAAATAACCAAATACATTCAAAAAATAAAAGAACAAATAGAAGAGTTACAAAATACAAAAACTAAATCAGATGCTGAAGAAGTAAAACTTCAAGCATTAAAAGTTGAGATTGAAAGTAAAGAATCAGAATATAAAGATTTACTTGAAGAGAAAACTTATTACGAAGTTGCCGGTTCATTACTTAAAGATACAGGTATCAAAACAAAAATCATTAAACAATATTTACCAGTAATTAATAAGTTAGTCAACAAGTATTTGGCAAAGTTAGATTTCTTTGTGAACTTTACATTAGATGAAGCGTTCCAAGAAACCATTAAGTCTAGGTTTAGAGATGATTTTACTTACAACAACTTTTCACAAGGCGAAAAACAAAGAATCGATATGGCTTTGATGCTAACATGGCGTTCAGTAGCTAGATTAAAGAATTCAACAAATACCAATTTGTTAGTATTAGATGAAACTTTTGATTCATCATTAGATACAACTGGTGTTGATGAGTTAATAAAAATATTACATGAGTTAGATGAGGTCAATATTTTTGTGATATCACATAAAGGCGATATACTACAAGATAAATTTGAATCAGTAATTAAATTTGAGAAACAAAGAAACTTTTCTAGGATGATAGTATGAGTGAAGACAATTTATTAGTTATAACCACAGAAACGGAACATTCACAACCAGCTAAAGTAAATCCGTTACCATTATATGATGACAAACATCCAATGTTATCAAAAGAAATACCTGAATATGCAACAGAAACATTGCCTAATCCTTCTATGGATTTGTTAGTCAAAAGATTAAGAATGACTATGAAGAAGTTTGGAGGAATTGGTTTATCAGCTAATCAATGTGGTGTGTTTGAACGGGTGTTTATTATTGGCACCGATGATTTTGAAATGGTATGTATTAATCCAAAAGTATTAAAGGTTTCGGATAACATTGTAAAAGAAAATGAAGGTTGCCTCTCTTTTCCTGGTTTATATATTAAAATACCAAGAAATGAAACAATTGATGTTGAATATACCACAGAAAAAGGTGAAGTAAAAAAACAAACACTAACTGGTATAACAGCGAGATGTTACTTACACGAATACGATCATATGTATGGAGTAAAATTTACAGATCATGTTGGACTTACAACATTAAGATTAGCAAAACAAAAGCAACAAAAAATGATTAAGAAAATTCAAAGACAAAGGAAAAGATGAGCTACTCTTGGGATCCAAAAGATGATGTAGAAGTTCAATGGCAGAAATGGTCAGAGGCTAATCCTGTATCTGAAATGGAAGATGTTGATTTTGATGAAGTCAAACACCAAACTATTGAAGATCTAAAATTTGTATCACAAATGGATGTAAAAGAATATACACTGTATCAAAAGTGGTGTGAGGTGCAAGAGAGATATCCATTCATAACTGTCAATGATTTATGGCAAGGTGAAACAAAAGTATTAGAAGATGAGAAACAACGCCGTGCTATACAAGAAGTTAAAACAAACATTTGGAATCCAGAAAATATAGATGATTACATGAAGTTAGAACCAGAGTTAATCTATGCAAACAAACAAGATGATTTACCTGAACTTTGGAATGTAATACGAACATTCTCATCAACAATGAAAAACAATTCAAACATTGGTCGCAATCTTAACTTTGTTGTAAGAGATAAGCCGACTCAAAAGTATCTTGGTGTTATTTGTATTTCCTCAGACTTTTTAGATCTAACACCAAGAGATAACTTTATTGGTTGGAGTAGAGAACTTAAAACGCAAGGATCAATGATCAATCATACAGCCATTGGATCCACGATTGTTCCTCTTCAACCTTTAGGTTATAATTACACAGGCGGTAAATTATTAGCTCTACTTTGTTTAGATGATAAAATACAACAAATGTGGGAAGAACTGTATGGTGATAAACTTGTTGGTGTAACCACAACATCA